ATATCTCAATACCTCTGGTCCATCTCACATATGTAAATAGAACTTGCAGGCGCATATAGTCGCCATCACTACCACTGAGTGGTTGTGCTAATACAGCAACAGGATATGCTTTTTCAAATATCATTCGGTATACATGCGTATCCTTGAGGGTTTGATTTGTGAATAGAGGATTTGCTCTCGGTATAGGCAAACCGGTTGGATCAGTTGCGGGTGTCACCGCAGCGGCACCCACATCAGACATTTGGAATACCTCAATCGTTGTGGCATACATATCTCTATAGTTGAACTCATATGTACCTATCGGCTGAATTTTGTCCATCCAATCATCAAAGAGTTTACGTTCTCGAAACTTGTCACGACAAAGGAAGGTCAACTGTAGGTCCTGATATTCAACGGATGCAGGTGTCTTGAACATCGGACCATAATATCGATTTTCATTCAACAGGAACTGTCTGCCCGGCAACTCAGCGGCCTCACAGAGGAACGATAAGTCTCTCCAGATCGCACTATTCCCGAGCAACCGGGGTATAGGTGGTGCATTGATTCTCACGACATACCGTGCAGGTTTGGCTCCACCATCACCTTCAGCCATAACACCGCGAAATGCTTCAAGCGTCATATTATCAGGAGGATTTACGTTAGTTGGCATATGCGTTACTCTTTTTTTTCTTGGTTACGAAATCCTGAACCTTAAGGACAGTCACCTTGTCCCATTCGTCCATATGGATTTCTATGAAGCGACTTCTTACATGATCCATCAAATACCTATGAATGGTAGGCTTGGCCAGTTTCATCAGCGTCATACTCTTTAGAATGGTATAGGACATCTTGACTCGCGTTGTCTCGTCATATTTCAGGTTTGTCGCAGCCTCCTTCAACTGATCCAGGAGTTTCTTTCGATATCCCATATTATGAAGGTAGTGAATATTCATACCCAGAAATCCACCTTTGTATCGTTCAATCGGCAATACCAGAGGAAATCGATCATAGATGGGTAGAACATCTTTGTATTTGGGGTCATACCTAAAAAAATACATTCGACCCAGCGCTGCATGGCTTGTCGCTCTTTCCGTGCTATGGAGTATGTTTTCGCGTATACCTTCGAGGGTTTTGGCTTTACCTATAAACCAATCATTGGCTTGTTCGCGTGATACTATGGGCGCCATGTGTGTCCTATTATTCCTATGAACTATTTATGTCTTTATGCGGTAACCTTTATGATGTTTTCTTTTACCTTGAGCGACCAATGACATAGCACTTTCTTGTAGATTGTGTTTTTTACAGAATTCCTTCATACCCATAATATCTTCTATATTACCATTAGGATGAATTATGGTATGAGTCAACATCATTCTTTTTGCAGTCTCAGGCTGTTTTTTGCCTTTATTCCAAGGAATTATACCCAATCTAGATATTGCATTCGCTTTACCTATTCTTTTTTTATTGATTTCAGATAATGATCTACCTGATAACTTTATGCTTATTGTCTTTTTGTGAATTTCCGATAATGGTCCCGTTTTTAATCCTTTATTCCAAGGGGTTTGGAGACCTTTTTTTCCTTTATTCCATGGTGGCGCACAATCCATATGATCATAATCACTAAATTCTTCTTTCAATTCTTTTTTTGTCATGGGATTATTGATAAGATCGGAAAAAATATGATATATTATGGGATCATCGGAAAAGTAATATATACTCATGCTGGTGCTCCTTATTAGCATTAGAGTAGGTGGAGACGACAATCTCGCGACCTACATTCCTATTTAGTATTTTTGATCCCCAATTCGGACTCAGTCAGTAGTTTGAATTCCCATCCGCGGTCTAGACAATATTCATTTGCGGCACTAAATTTTGCTTGATTGACACCCCAGGTCACCACCTCGGTGATGTACCGGCGCGACATCCTCTTTTTCTCGGGTTCGCGCGTTTCTTTTTTGGGTTTGACCTCAAGGATCATGGTTTTTGTGGTGCCATCAGGCATTCTTGTCGTGACGAGGAAATCCGGAAAGTATCTGTGGATGCGATTGTCCACAGGTGAGCGGTAGGGTATTGCAAGTTCCTCACTGGCCCATTCGAGAATGTTGGCATTCGTGTCGAAATGATTCATGGCCTTTTTTTCCCAAAGTGACCGGTAGATGATCTTTGTCGGATCACCTCGATACTTTTTAGGATTTTTCGGACTAAATCTGCCTTTATATGCCAAGATATTCCTTTCAGAGTAGTATAAATATATATGTCACACGGAAAAGGTAAAATAATACATGTCACATGATCCTTCAGGTCCTCGCGTTCATATCTTACCGCCACCGGGTCAAGGTTATGGTACCGTGCCGCCAGTGGATGGCTTGGATCCTGACGATATCCGTAACGGCAATAATTCAGATTATCCAGGCGCGCCTGAATGGAGAGATCCTGATGATCCTTATGAAGGCTTTTGGGCAGTAAATGATTGGAATCTAGGTCAGTCGGAATATGATTTCAGACAACATGTATTCCCAGCAGACCTTGCCGATAGCGGAACCGGTACTAGTGTAAAAAATAGTTATCAGGGTCATTATATGGTTATTAATATCAGTGTGTCCGACAAATCCAATTATGAAAGAGTGACTGGACCTAATTTATATGATAATCAATTTAACAAACTTATCGGAGAAGTGTCTAAGACTGATGCACTAAGGTTTAGAATAGATAATGAATATAAAGATATCAAGAATCAGCCTCTTGGTCGCACAATTCTTGATAGGCCGCGATTTACCACAAGAATCAAGGAATCTATTGCTATAGTAATGCCAAATTCACAGTTAGACTTCTCGGATGTCCATGATTATCAGTCCGTATCTCTCCTAGAATTGGGAACAAATTTTGCTGGCGGTATTACAGGATTTGTTACTAATACCATTGGTGCTTTTTTTGATAGAAATATTGCCGATGGGGCATCAACTTTAGGCAGTCGATTGAGTGGTGCGGCGGGAGGTTTGATAGGTAGTATAAAAAAAATAGTCAATTCTGGCGCTGCAATCGCTGGTATACCAATCAATCCAAAAACGGAAGTTCTTTTTACCAATACAGCACAGAGAGAATTTGGATTCGAATTTCTCCTCTCACCAACAACTCCCGTCGAATCTTTTATTATCAAGAAAATAATTCGTACACTTCGATTTCATGCTGCACCAGAATTGCAGGGAGGCATTGGTCAGACCGCAGCAGGCAAGAGTTTCTTTTTCGTGCCTCCATCCGAGTTTGATATCACATTCTATCATAGAGGTGTGGAAAATACCCATATCAATAGAATAAATACATGTGTTCTTGACCGAATGGATGTTTCCTATGCTCCGATTGGAATATATTCAACATTCTCTAACGGATATCCGGTATCAGTCCGAATGATGCTCCATTTTAGAGAAGTGGAAATCACACACCGTCTTCGCGTCATACAAGGTTTTTAAAATGTATACATACAAAGCTTTATTGGTGAAAGTTGTCGATGGCGACACTATAGATTTACGGATTGATCTAGGCTTTGATATATGGATTCTGGAAAGAGTCAGACTACTGGGTGTGGATACGCCAGAAGTGTATGGTTCTAATGCATCGGAAACTGGTAAAGTGTCGTTGGCCTTTGTTACTGAATGGTTTGCTAATCGGTCAACAGGTGGGATTCTTGTTTATAGCAGCAAAAAGTATCACTCAATCGACAAATACGGTCGATCTCTTGGTACCATCTATTGGTATCCCGACATCGAAAGTCTAAATGGAATTGACGAAATGTCCGTAAAGGAAGAGTTGAATAGAATGCTATTGGACGCAGGATTGGCACGACCTTATTAAGATATATGGAAAAGAAAGATAAAACCTAATGGGATCATATTTCGATTATTTCCCACAAATACCATACCAGATCGATAAGAATGTTGATAACACAACCAATTTCACGGGTGCAACCAATGTGCTTGCGCGTGTCAAGGTTATACAACAAGCACTCGATTCCGTATGGTCATATTATATCCATACAGTAAAAGACCATGAAACACCCGAGATTCTTGCACAAAGAACATATAATGATGTAGGCGCGTATTGGATCATCCTATTGGCCAATAATATCACTGATCCACAGTATGACTGGCCTCTAGCCTATGATGCATTCAACAAGTTCATAATCGACAAGTATGGTTCTATCGCGACATCCAAGACGACAATCCGGATGTGGCAGAAGAACTTCAAGAGTTTTGATATCACAACACAGAAGATAACCACGAATACCACTGAAATCACAGAAGACGCTTATGATGATTCTTTGCTACCCACATCCGAAGGTGCACCAGTAAGTTATACAGTGGGTATTTCCGTAATCAATATATGGGAATGGAAAAGCATTGTCTATGTCTATGACTGGGAGAATGAACTGAATGAGGCCAAGCGACAAATCAAACTAATCAAGCCTGCCTATCTGGGTCAGATTCAGGAAGAATTCCGCAATCTAATGAGAATGGGCTCGCCTAATCCAGTATTGAGAAGATTCTAATATGCCTCGAGGTCAAGCACCTTATAATCGAAACAAACCACCAGCGGACCAATCATCAACAGACTGGACTGTTGGTTTCATCAATAATGATGGTTCGGCTGCGAATGATCTAAAGGATGTTCTGAACCAGACAACAATGAAAGATGTAACACTCTCAGAGAGCCTCCTTACACCGGGTGTCCAAACTACAATAACCATTGAAAGTGCAAATGATCTTGTTAGTTTGCCCATGAAGAATCTGGATCTATTCTATAACAAAACGATGCTGATATATGCAAAGCGCGATGTCCTTAGAAGCGACCCTCAGGGAAATCAAAAATACGAATTCTCGACAGCACAAAGGATTTATCGGCTATCAGATCGAAAGCCCAAGAACTATCAGGCCGAGCAATTCAGTCTTCACGGATGTGATCCGAGTCTTCTTCAGGATGTCAAGACATTTGTAAACGATTCGTGGGTATGCACTACACCTTCGGATATTACTAGAAGGGTAA